TCAGTTCGGCCAATTAATTCATGAGAAACCCATTGAGTTTTTTCCGTTGTTCCACAATTTGGGCAAGGTGCAATGTAATTCAAGATCGCCGCCTCCTCACTGTGTTGAATTTGAAGTTGCCATAAGCCGCCCATTGTTGGCGCCCTGCATACTTTGGGTTCGTTCCTTCCCGCGGATTTGCTAGAACAAGTTCTGGGTGGGCTTCAAGCAGCAACTCGCGCAACTTTCGCACAAGTTTCTCATCGCCCTGGAGCCGAACTTTGACAACTCGGTTGTCTTTTTTGGTCATTGTATCTCCACCCAATGTTCCAGGACATTAGCGATTCGTTCGATGGCGACCACTTGGCGACATCGTACGCATTTGTTTTCATCAAAACGCCATCCTTCATACTCTTGATGGCACATCTCGCATTCTTTCGTTTGTTGATACATCAATACTCCTCCAGGGTGGTTTGATTGATTGCCTTTGCGACAATTGTTTGAACATCTTCGTTGTAATCGGGATCGACTTTTTGCGCGTACTCGATGAGCGCGCTCGCTAAAGTGTGCGCCGCTTTCGCCCAACGGATCCGCAAACGCGTTTCCGTGGCTAAATCAACGCCATTCTGTTCATTCCTAAGACCGATTCTAACCCACTGGCTAAAATTGTCCATTCCATCCGCAATTTTCCATGTCTCCAGGTCAAGTGTGACCTCCTTTCGCACCATTGGCATGTATCATCCGATAGGGTTTCACTATTTAGAATGACCCGTATGGCAGGGTTCAAGTGTGGGGCTCGAGCCCAAACCCCTAAGTGTGTTGTATTTGCGTAGGGTGGGATGGCGGGTTGTGGCGTAGTCACCGGATAAGGAAGATAAGGTGCTGTTCTGTTCGAGCAAATACGCGAACAGTTTACTTTATACACCGCCTCGGTCCCCCGGTTAGCATGGCATCCGCTAAAACCCGAGACTTTGAAGTGTTTGAGACTATTGTCGCCAACGCCGCTGGAAATGTGCAAACTATTGATCTGAATACCTTTGTCAATGTGGCAGAGATGGAAGCCTTTGGCGTTGAATCCGTTCACATTGGGATCGACGCTACTGAAACCACCCCCAGTACGAGCGAGTTCATGGCTCAACTCGCACTCGAAGACCTAACCGGGGGCTTCATTTCTCACGCGTCTTACGACTCTCTCTATCTGACCTTTTCCGACGCTACTACTGGCTTCGTTGAAGAGTCCCTATCCCTGGGCGATGTTAAACAGATTCGATATGTGCCAGGTGGTCAACTCCAAGTACGCGCTGATCGTGTTGGTGGTGCTTCTGATGTTAACCTGTATATTCGCATCACTGGCAAAATCAGCAAGTTGTCAGCTGCTGACTACATGAGCCTCGCTTTGACCAACTCCTTGAGCAACTGAGGAGGGTCTTAAGTGGCTTTTCCGAAACCCAAACCGCGCGAATCCTATACCGCGTATGTGAAGAGGGGGTTCAATTATGTCAAACGGAATAAGTCAAGTCTGCGTGGTTCATACAAAGGACGCGGTAAAAACCGTAAACTCGATGCGACGGTTGTAATGGCTCGCATAGGGAAAGAATGGCGCGCACATAGTCGGAGGCGGAAGTGATGGGTAAACCTCGTATGATCCAGGGCCAATTTGGGACCGTTCAATACACCACTGGCATTATTGAACCGTTGCTTACAAGGTCCAATAACGAGACCGTTCAATATGTTAGAAGTGGCGGCGCATATCTGGGGGTCACCCGACGTAATGACAAATTTTACCTTCCTAGTAAAGCAACTGGATCAACCGACCCACTTCAAAACGGAATCCACTTTTGCACCTATGATTATGTTGATCTTCGAGATTTAATGGAAGAAAAAGCATGTCTTGACGATGTGACGATCAACATTCAACGATTGCGCGAATTGCCATATCCCGACTTTACCTATAACATGCCTCCTGGAAACATCGAAGAGACTTTCATGATTATATTGGGCGACATCGGTTTGGATCACAAAGATGCTACTCAAGTTGAGCGATTCCATTATGCCGGTTTCAGCAACATACTTGACGCAGACACAGCAGGTCTTCCGTTTGAAGTTCTGTATAGAGAAAACCGCCAGTATGTTCAAGACCCATCCCAAAATTTCCTATCACCTGACCAAATTGGAAGCCAAGCGGGACCAACGGGAGACCCGGCACAAGCACCAACTCGGTTTGTCGGAAACTATCGCCTACAATCCCGTACTATTGGGGGCTATCCCGACCTTGTGGTTGGTCCAGGACTAACTATCATGCGCGTAGTATCTGTTTGGCCTGGCGTACGATCTATTCAATCATTGGCTGGAGCAAATCCCAATGATGCACCTGCAGATGAATTCACTTACCTTCAATCTCAAGTTATGGCTGTTTTCCCTGCTTTACAATACAACATTGTAGGGACTCAAAGACCTTTGACGGCCACTGAAACAGCAACATATTATTCAAACATCCTTCTAAATCAGGGGTGATTGGGTGCTTTTGCCCGGTGATAACTACAGTGAACAGTTGATGTTCACCCTCGAAGGCTACAAAGAAACGTGGGTGGACGGTCGTGCTGCGCGTCTTTACGGTGAAGCTTACGCGGCTTTGAATGAAGCAAGTGAACTTTCAAAGGCTGATCGTGAACAAATCTCGCAATTGAAATCAGTTGGCGAAGACCAGGACATCTTTGACCTAGCGTTTGATGTGTTCGATACAGCGCGGAAAGGCTTGAGATTCTCAAGAGCTGCGGCTCCGCTGATCCTGGCGGACGGCCCCCTTCCGTTTGGCGATGTCGTTTTTGCCATCGCCCTGGGCATTGATTTTGGAATTGCCGCTTACAATTTGGTGACCAACGATGACTGACGGATGGATTCAAGCGGACGAACTCCAGGATCGCCGCCTCGATAACCTCGAACAACGCCTCATGATGGTGGAAGAAACATTGACGGAACTCAAAGCGATGCTTCGCATGCTCAAGACGCTAAGCATAGGCGTTGCTGGCGTCCTCGGACTCAATGTTCATCAGTTGATGCTTTAGATTCCCGGTTGATTCGGCAACACCTGGCGCATCGAGGACGCGCTTTGGATGATTTTCTTTTCAAATCTTCAAGATATGTCTTACTCATCCACAAGGTCCGCGCACATTGAACGCATTCCGTGATCATCAATCCTCAACCTCAATTCGATTTAACATCCACCAAAGCCCATTTACTTGAAAATCCATGCCGCAATGTTTCCAACACATAATGTCAATTTCAGTTCGGCCAATTAATTCATGAGAAACCCATTGAGTTTTTTCCGTTGTTCCACAATTTGGGCAAGGTGCAATGTAATTCA